CGCGTGGTGGCTTCTTCGATTTCGATATCGAAGCGATAGCTTGGAGGTGTCACAACAAATGCATCACCCTCTTGTTTGAATTCAAAACCAAGACGCTTAAATACTTCAGCAACCACCTCTTGAGTGAGAGGGATACCAATCACCTTTTCCGCTCTAGCCAAACGCATTTTGACTGGCTTACGTTCTGGCACATTCAATACTTGATCATCCACGGGGCCAACTTGACCACCACATACCTCAACAATCAAAGAAGATCCTCCTTCACATACAATAAAATACGACGGCTCATTAATCTGGTACAGGGATATCAGCGCAAGAACCGACTGGCCACAGTTATCAGCCCTATTGAAGACTCATCTGAACTCACTGCGGAGATTCAATCAGATGTGATGCAATACATAATGCAGTCTTGTGGAGGATACGAAACCATCTCTGAAGGTTTTAAAGGAGCGCTTACAACAGGTCTTTCGTTCGTAAGTCCTTGGGTTGATTATAGATCTGACCCAATCTCAGGAGATATCCGGTTCCACCACGATTCTTGGAATGCGGTGATTATGGACCCATTTCTCACCAAGAAAGATCTCTCAGATTGCTCTTTCATCTCCCGACGCAAGTTCCTATCCAGAACAGAAGTGATCTCCCTTCATCCCGATAAAGAGGATGTTATCTCTCGATTGCCTTGGGGTAGCCGCGATGACAAATTCACCTATATGCCTTACGCTAGGCAGTGGGGAATGCAGAAACTTCTTAACTATACAGAATACTGGAAGACGCGTTGGGAAACCAAAGATGTTCTGGTCGATATGGAGACTGGAGAAACTAGAGAGTGGAATGGAGATAGAAAGAGATTAAAGCTGTTTAGAGAGTTATACCCTCAATTAGAGGTTATCAGAAAGCCTGTTCGAAGTGTCGATCTAGGTATAATTGTAGAAGGACAACTAATTTATTATGGTAAGGACCCATTTGGACTAAATGATTATCCTTTTGTTCCATTTTTTTGCATTTTTGAGCCTTCTTATGATCTATATACATGGAAGATTCAATCGTTAGTTAGAATAGTTAGAGATCCTCAAACAGAGATAAATAAAAGACGCTCTAAGATGGTCGATATCTTGGACAATCAGCTCAACAGCGGGTTTATCGCTAAAACCAATAGCGTCTCAAACCCGTCTTCTCTCTATAAAACAGGACAAGGTCAGGTCATCTGGTTAAAGCCAGAAGCTCAAATGACGGATATTCAACGTCTACAAGCCGCAGATATCCCCGCCTCTATGTTCCAGTTAGAAGGCGAGTTTGAAAAAGATATGATGGAAATTGCAGGGGTTAACTCTGAACTATTTGGAATGGCTGACAATGAAAAGGTCGAAATTACTGGAATTCTAGGAAAGATGAGACAGTCAGCAGGTCTCATCAATTTGCAAGATATTTTCGATGGTTTGAGAGAGTCTCAGAGACTACTGGGCGAGAAAACTCTAAAATTAATGCAACTGAACTATACTCCAGAGAAAATCAAGGCTATCACAAAGAAAGATCCTACTCCGGAATTCTTCTCAAAATCCTTCACAAAGTACAGCGTAGTTGTTGAAGAAGGTCTGCTAACAGACACTCAGCGTCAGACAGACTTTGCTGGTCGCTTAGCTCTGAAGGCAATGGGAGTGAATATAACCGACTCAGAGATCATTAGCGCCTCTTCCTTGCACGATAAGCGTGTGATAGGTGAAAGAATGGCAGGTGAGATGAAAGCAGCCCAAGAACAGGCTCAGAAACAAGCCGAGCTTCAAATGCAGAACCAAGAGACAATCACTCGCGGTGTAGACTCAAAATCCGAGTCCGATAGAGCCCTCGCAGCAGAACGTATCAACAAGATCCAGTTAGATGCAGCATTGAGCGCTGAGCGTATTGCTAGGGCGGAGGAAGACAAGACGGCTAGTGTTCTGAATCTATTGAAGGCTGTCAAAGAGCTTGAATCTATAGATATCGAGAACTTGCGTGCTAAATTGGCGTTTATTCATGAACTAGAGGGAAAGGAACAAGCAAAAGCTAACGCTTCGGCTCCTGTAGCTCCTTAGTAAGGATTCACTCCTGATTTCCTTTTCCTGACTTTTTGTTACATCTCAACATGCAAGAATTTTATTATATGCAAAGAATTTATTTTTATGTGTACACTTTGAATTAGAAAATTTACACAAGAAAGGGGTCCCTTTTGGACAAAAAGATGCACCAAGTTACTAAGAGAATGCAAACAGCTGAGCGTGACGTAAAGAAAGGCGCAGATAAAGAAGCCGTAAAAGTCCTTAAGAAAGCCGAGAAGAAGAACGAGAAGTTGGTAAAGATCGACCGCGACGTGCGGGATCCTATCATCGAGAAATATGAAAAGATGAAGAAGAAACGAGGTTCTAAGTGAGAGAGAAATTTCACGATATGTTGAATAAATCCGACAACGACTATCGACATCCGGTACCAGCAGACTCTTACTCAAGAGAACTCGATTCAAGAGTACAAGAATCTGAAATGCCTTACGGATACTCATCTGAAGGTCCTCCAGCAGATACGGGAAACTTTAACCAGCGCTCCCTCGAATCAAACAAACAGTATGAAAAGAAAATGCACAAAGGCAAATAGATGAAAAACGAAATGGCTCATTACGAGCATGAGATGGACAAACCTAAAGTCTCTAAGAAAGGCCACCCAGAACATGGTATGGGCGTTTCTGAGTTCAAAGGTCAAGCTATGGACATCGCCTACGGTCAAGCCGGAATGGGTGGATGCAAGTCCGATTCTAAAAAGATTAATGGACAGATGAAACATTATGACTGGGAAGGCCCAGCGGAGCATTAAGTAATTATGGCTCAAGAAATTGGTGAATCACGAGACGCATGGGGAATGGATGTGTGGCGCAAAGCCGAAGAATATGCATCTTCCTTAAAAAGCGATAGGGAGCCTTTTTACGTGGTCTACGCTGCAAAGCAAGACAAAGCTCAACCAGAAGTTTTTAGGCAGACATTTAAGTTCTATAGGCAAAGACCCCCGAAGATCATTGGTCTTCTGGTGTGGTACGTGGATCACGCCAAAGGAATATTTAAATTCATGCCGGAATTATCAATACCTCCAGATGTACCGATAGACCCGTCTCTGCTTTCCAAAGCTAAGCAAGACACCTTCGAAACCATCTCAGAGGTCGGTCAGCAGATGGGAATCTTACTGGCCTAGATTAGAACCTGCAACCAATTGGGAATGCAATGGCTATCGATACAAACAGTTATCAGGGCGAATATGAGGTTCCAGCCGCCGTGGAACAAGAACAGCAGAATTCTTTCCAAAGAGAATTGAACGATGAAGAGTTCGGGAATCAGATCCCTATGCCTCCAGAGCCAGTTGCAGAAGTGCAACAAGAAGCTCCTGTAAAGGTAGAAGATCCTCAAGAACGCAACTTCAGGGCACTCGCAGAAAGCGTCGAGCAATTAAAGGCATCGAGAGAGAACGAAAGACGGGAGAACCAACTCCAGCTTGAAATCCTCCGAGCGAATCAGGTTCAAAAGCCTCAAGAAGCACAAAAGCGTCGGGAGATGTTTGACGGCATGCAGGATTCAGAAATCCCTAATGTTGGCGAATTTCGAAGAGCATGGGCTGAAAGAGAGCGTGAATATGAATCTCGCTTAGAAGAACTTCAAGTTCAGTCTCAGAAATCCGACTATGCCGAAGTATTACAAAAGTACGGAAAACAACTAGCAGAAACAGATCCCTTGTTTGTTAACACTCTTAAGCGAGTAGACAACAAAGCTGAATATGCATACTCCCGAGCAAAGGAGTATCAAGAAAAACAGCAATTGATTCAGCGCAACCAAGAGTTAGAAGCAATGGTAAAAGCTCCTCCAGTTACTCCTCAAAAGAGCGTTTCCGCTCAAAAAATGGTCGAAAACTCACGCAAACCAGGAACTCTTGCTCAGGCAGGAGGTCAAGGTGGGCTAAGTCAAACGGACTATTACGCAACGATGAGTGACAAGGACTTCCACGCTATCTATAGCAAATTTCAAGAGGGGATCTAAAGGATGAATAATGGCAATTACAGGCCTTACCCAACTGCCTCCAGAGGTTCGAACATACTTCGATAGATTGTTACTAGCGCTCGCAAGACCCTATTTCATCTACGATTTGTTCGCTCAAAAGAGACAGATACCACTTAACTCCGGCGACCAGATGGTCTTCCGAAGATATGGCACGCTAGAAAATGTTGGCGTGGATAAATCCTCGATAATTGACTTGGAACCCCTTGAGGCAGCTTAAGGACAACAAGGCGGAAGGATTTTTTTATTATGAAGGCGAATAAGATTACAAATCTCAAGACGGCGATTGTAGACTTCATCAGAAGTCAAAAGTTGTTTTTGGTTGTCATCGAAGCTTTTTCTCGCCTCAATCATCAATTTAGCTTGTTCTTTTTTCAAGACAAGAAATGGAAGAATGTCAGTAAGAATTTTAGCAATACTCTTTCTCGGCATAATCCATGTTATCTTTTGCTTCCAATGTTCATGTTGTCTTTTGGAATAGCTAGCAGCTCCTCCAAAATTAGCAATGAGCCAATCGATCAATCTTTGATCGGTGTTGCATACGGTAACATTAGTGGAGAAGTTAACTCTTGCTCTATAGACTTTATTAGTCTTTCTGATGCCTTGAGATTTTCTCTTCATGATTCTCTTATCATTCATGGAAATAGTTCCCTCGCCATCCATAATGCCAGCGAGATAGCTAAGTTGATGTATATGGTATTCCATACTTTGGTAGTATGCCATACTGATAATATTAAAATCTACCGTGAACGACTAAATTCAGGGACTCCCAGCATTGGGAGATGCGATAGTCTGGACTCATTGGTAACAATGAGAGGGAATGCCGAAGAGCTTCCCCGCCTTAAGGAACAAGGTCAAAAAAGTAACAGCGCTCGAACAGCAGCGACAGTTCCACTTACAGATGGGCAAACTCCTCCAGGGGATCAGCTTTCAGTCACCGACTTTAAAGCGCAAATTCAATGGTATGGTTCGTTTGTCACCATTAACGGTAGTGGTGACATAAATAAATCCGATTTAATTGACTTGGAACTCCTCGCTGCTTAACGCAGACGGAAGACAAGGCGGAAGGATATTTAAAGGTTTATGAGTATTAAGAGAGCGGAAGACTTCAAAACGTTCGCTCATATGCCTTGCATTTTTGTTGATACCGATATGGCACAAAAGAATGTGATTAATGTTCACCGTGAGAGACTAAACAATTGGACTGCGAAAGCAGATGCGATAGTCCGCACTGGGTAGAAATATCCAGAGAGGGGAATAACAAGACCCTCCGCCCTTATCACATAGGGTCAATAAAGTAACAGGCCGATCGGCACCGATCAGGTACAATATGTGGTCCAGGACCGTGTCCTCAATGAGGCAACTAAAGTCTTGTCACTCCAACTTGGTTTGACTTTGGACACGCTGATCCGCGATATGATGGTCTCTACGGCCTCAACTATCGCATGTCAGTATGGTCTTAATGGCAATACCCCGACAGAGATCACTGATGCAGATATTCAGACTGCAATCGTAGCTCTCCGTCAAGGTAACGCAAGACTCATGACGAACCCTCTCCCTGGAGAAAACAAGTTCGGCACAAGTCCCGTAAGATCAAGCTATTGGGGCTTCATGTCCGTAGATATGCAGTCCGATTTGGAAGCTGTTAGCTCGTTCATTCAAGCTGCAAACTATCCAAATCCAATGAATGCTTTGGAAGCTGAATGGGGCGCTACTCGTAACGTTCGCTGGCTTTTGAACACAAATGGTTACAGTAACGGAGCAACTCCAAACGTCTATTCATCCTTTATGGTCGGACAAGAAGCTTATGGG